GCCACATAGATGACCAGTCGAGCACGGCTAGTCAGTCCAACCGGTGATGAAGCGGATGGTATGTGATCATTAGTGGACCTCCAGGTTTCCCCTTTGGCGCTAATGGCAATGGCGTCACAAGGGCACGAAGTCCGCCGCAACGAAATTGCTCAAAAATAATAGCACATCAGTCAGCCTTGAATGGGTGGCCGCCAGTCAGAAGGCGGCTGATGTCAAAACCGTTGCTCACTGCTTCGTTCCAGGCAGCGTCTACTGCGGTTTGGCTGTCCTTCTTGCGGGGAACAGGGCGCAGGCCGTACATGTCGGGAGAGACGGTGGCGGCCTTCGTCATGATGAAGTCCCACTCAGTCATGTCGCTGTACTCCTCGACTTGTGAAATCTCGTCGAGTTCCTTCTGCAAACCTTTCTGCGTCAGGCTCAGCACCTGCACACGCTTGATGTCGAAGTTGTAGATCGGCATTGCGATGGCAAACTTCTGCGGCTCTTCCGTTCCATCGTCTTTGAGGCGACGGCGGTAGTTAGCGCCCATCTCCTGCTCGATCTCGTCGGCAGATGCTTCAGCGGCAAAACGGAACGGCTTGCCTTTGCCGGTTTCGTCTTCGCCCCAGACCTCGAAGTAGCAGAGGGGTTCGTTCGCCAGAATTGCAAAACGCACTTGGCCGTCAGCTTTGATCTTGCTGGGGCTCAGGTAGTCGTTTCGGCTGCCGCCGCCTCCTTTGAAGGCGTCACTGTGTTCCTTGGGGATGAAGCTCATGGTTTAGATGCTGCGGGCTATGCCCAGTGCAGTGTCCAGTGTAGTAGTTCTGCGGGGTTTGACAACCTTCGTAGAATAAAAAAACCCCCAGTGCCCACCACGGCAGCTGGGGATTTGGATAGTCCCGTTTGGGACTCGTTTTGTAGTTCTTTGAGACTGTAACAGATGTCGAAGCTTCCTGCCTTCGTTCGTTCACTTCCTGCTGCCTGGGCTACATGCCCCATATATGGCAAAGGCGTCAAGCTTCCCTCCGGTAAAGAGGCTTGCGGCAAATCTCCTCTCGGTAAGACGCACCACGAAGATTGGTCTCCTGCTGAGACTGCGCTGCACATTGAGCGCAACCCTGACCAGTTCAAAGCTGTTGGTGTATTCACCGGACCACGCAGCAATGGTTTGGTCATTCTCGACATTGACGCCAACCTGGCTCAGCTGAAAAAGAAGTGGGGTAAAGACCTTGCTGCTGCGCCCGTTGTTAAGTCAGCCAAGAAAAATGCGGCGAAGTATCTCTTCTACGTCCCACGGGACTATTGGGGTGAGGTTGATGGCTTGAGCCTGAGCGCCAGCAATGAAGGCTGGGAGGTGCTGTGGGGCCGTCAGGGGCTTGTAGGCGGCGCTTACAAGGATCAGGGTGTCTATACGCAGGAAGGCGACTTCGAAGCGATTCCAGAGGCTCCTGAGTGGCTTCTGGCATATATGAAGGAGTCTTTTCGTGGCAAGCAAAAGACTGACGAAGGCAAAAAGGATCCGCGTTATGGGATGCGCTCCACCGAGGAGCTTTGCTTGATCGTTAAAAACTGCTTGTCGGTGATTCAGCCGCAGGGACGTGGCAGTGAAGACCAGTGGTGGCGCATTGGCGCAATGATCCACTCTGAGCTGCCTGGTGATGAAGGGCTCGACTTGTGGCGTGAGTGGTCGCAGCGTGATGATGAGTACGCCGACGACTGGCAAAACAACGATCCATGCGCTGATCGCTGGGAGTCAGGTTTCAAGTCAGGCGGTGGTCTGGGTTTGGGCAGCCTTATTCAGTTGGCTGATCACTACGACCCAGACAGAAACCGCTTTGTGAATGACCCTGCTGCTAGGCAGGTCATTGAAGAAATTAGCCAGATGCCTGTTTCGTTCAGGCAAGCGATTCTTCCCTTCCCTGAAGTTATGGAAAGGGCGATGAAATACCTGGAGCTAGATAACCCGGCTGAAATGAACTACAGCCTCAATGCTCTTGCGCTCCAGGCTGGATACCGCGACCAAGCTGCGCTTGAAAAGCTAATCGTTGATCAAATTCAATTCGATGGGGCAACGGGGTTGATGGGGGCGCAGGATTTGATGGATAGCGATCAGGAGCGCAACTACCTGATTCCTGATGTGTTGCCACACCCGTCAGTGGTGCTGATCTATGGCGCTGGCGGTGATGGCAAGTCCATGTCGGCTTGGACGATTGCCAAACACATTGCGACTGGTGCGCCGTTCATCGTCAGGGGTAAGCCCGTTCCAGTCGAGAAAGGTCCGGTACTGCTGCTGAATGGTGATCAGCCTCTGGTGCAGCTCAAAGAGCAGCTTCAGGAGGTTGACTACCCGGCGGATAGCGAAACGTTCATTCAGACCGATTGGCAGCTTCAGCGGTACGCACAGTTCGTGAAGCTGATGAAGGACATCAAGCCGAAGCTGGTCGTCATTGACTCGCTAATCGGTTGCAGTGGTGGCCGTGCTTTCGACGAGAACAAGAGCGACTTCGCCACGCCCCTGTATTGGCTGACCCGTAACAACGGTGTGTTGTTTCCTGCCACCACAATTCTCATCGTGCATCACGCCAACAAGCAAGGCGGATTTCGGGGCACGTCAGCCATCCGCGATGCGTGTGATGAAACGTGGAGCCTTCGGAAGCCTTCTAAGGAGCAGGTGGAGAAGGGCAACGTTCCAATGCACTCTCGGCTCATCACCATCGAAAAAAGCCGCTCTGGGCGCTCTGGCACCTCTCTGAAGATGCAAATGGAGGCTGACCTCAGTTTCTCCATCAGCGACTTCACCCCGGAAATCGACGCAAGCAACACCGCTCCGAGCGGCATCACTGACCGGGTGCTGCAGCGGTTGCGTGTCATCCACCCTCGAACTGCTACTCGCAGCGAACTCAACGCTGACCCGATCGTTGGGGGCAAGGTGGCGGCAATTCGTAAATCGCTCCACCGCTTGGAGAAGCGGGGGTTGATTGAAGTTGTTGATGTTGTCCCAAATGAATCTGGGGGTAAGCCGACGTACCACTACAAAGCAGTTCTCGCGTGCGGGGCCTTGCCAGGGAGTGTCCCATTGCAGCAAACCCCTTCTGCTGGAACGGATGAGCAATGGGACACCATCAAAGAAAAAACAGAAGTGTCCCATTCGGAAATGGTTGATGCTGGTTCGACAGCACCCAATGAGACACCTTCCGAAAAAACAGAGCAGTGTCCCATTGCTAAACCCAGTGATGACAAGGGAAGTGCTCCAATGAGACACTCTGAGCAATATCCCCGCGCAAGGGGCGAAAACGAAGAGCGAACACCAGATGAGTTGAAAGCAATCCGTGACCAAAGCTGGGATATGTGGCAGAACAAAGCTTCCTAGTGCTACTTTTGAAGCCAGGGTTACACCTGGCTTCCTCATCATCTTCTCGGTTAATGCAGTATCAACAGCAAGCAGTCATTGAATGGCCCAAGGATAAAAGCACCCTAAAAGGGTATAAAATTTTTAAAAATGTACGCGCAGTAATTGCTGCCTGGATAATTAGACCTGGGCAAGCAACACTTTGTCTTGCAGACATCGTAAGTGATAATAAACCAGGGCATATCGATAAAGCAATGATTTCATTATCTGGTACGTGCCCGGAAGAATTTAACTCAGAAAATTTTAGTGTAGGTGAGCACATCGTTGTTGAACTCTGCGAACCTTCGAAAACCTATTCAACGACTGGTATGGCTAATTTTACACCTAGTACCTGTACGCCCTGTTTAGAAGAGAAGCATACTTTAACTACTGCAGCAGAACTTTTGTATGAAAGTGAAGTTACCACAAAAGTAGTTATCACAAACGTACCAAAAGAGCTTAAGCAAAGCTGGGAGGTTTATTGCAAACAGCAAGGCTTAGCTCCTTGGCGTGCATTCAAGGATTTAGTTAGTGAAAAGCTTATACCTTTTTAAACATGAAAGATCCTGACCTTCAGTACAAAGGTAAAAATGCCAAGCCAATACCCCCTGATTACGAGCCGGGGGGTATCGGCCCTAGTGAATGGTGGTACGAATTTTGGCATAAAGTAAGGTTACGTGATGCTAAAGGCTGCACAAAATACGGCGCTTCCTTTAGCATGAGCACGCCAGAGAAATCTGGTTAATGTAATTTTCTAGCTTCAATGCCCTACGACATCACGATTCCTGACAAAGTCCTCAATGCGGCTGATCGACTCACACTTAAAGACTTATTGGACTCACCCGCATTCAACCTTTATTTGGTGAGTGCCATCGGCAACAGCCTTCAGACGTACCACAAGTTCATGGAGGTCATCGATGAGCGTGACGAGTTTTTGATGTTCCGCTTGGATCAAATTTTCAAGGGCATCCCATACGAAACACGCAGGGCTTGCTTCGATGAGGTGGGGCGTCTGTACCGCGAGAAGCGTGATGAGCGCCAAAACCAACTGCGTTAGCGCCCTTCTTGCGCGTCACTTGGTAGCCAGCCTTTCTTCACCATCTGATTGATGGTGTCTTGCTGGTGTAAATAGAGCTGCATCAGTTTTACTGACATCTGCTGCAGCTCGCTTATATCTGTGCAACCCTCGATCTTGTTGCGGAAGCGCTGGAGCGCAAAGCTTCGGTGCATCTCCATCGTCCCACCTCAATAACTACTACATTTTGTCTCGCTTCTTAAATATCGGCCACACTGGTAAAAGGCCGAGGCGTCCAATGGAGCTTACGACCATCACTTACTACACAGTTTCTGAGGTCGAAGGCTTCCTTGCTGTGGTTCGATATACCGCCTACAACCCGGACGGATTGCCGGAAGCTGTCTGCGAAGATTTTTATGCAGACGATCCAGACGAGTTTTGCAGGCTTGAGGAAGACGTTGAAAAAGCGCTGAATGGCGGCATCGATACCTCCATAATGAGTTCTTATGAGTCAGACACTTTCCCTGTCATCAGCACCTTTCTCACGTTCTGACGTGCTACATTTGACGAGTCCCTGCCAGACTAGGCATGACTGACACCCTAATTGAGCTTCAAAGCTACGAGCTTGTCGAAGGCCCCTGCGGTTACTTCGCTCGTTTCGTCGCCACCATCGCTGACGTCATCCAAACGTCACCCGCAACACGCTACGACCCACCGGAGTTCGGCAGTGCTACTTGCCGTGGCTCGATGCCCATCGGTGATGACGAGCCGCTACCTAAAACTGAACAACAGTTTGTTGACCTGGCACGCGAGGTTGACGACTGGCAACCCATTGAAGACCTCTACTAATGGACGACACCAGCTACATCGGCCGCAAAAAGCGGTATGACCAGTTTCCGTTCCAGGTGCAAGCTTGGCGTGAGGGCCGCTGGAATGTTGTAAGTAGCCATACGACGGCTGTTACGGCACAAAAAGGCCTTGCAGCAATGCGCAAGTGTCAGCCTGGCTCACCTCATCTCTACCGCCAAGTTCACTGCACAAGCGACGACTACATCTGGGTCGATCCAGCCAACAAACAAGCGCTTAAAGCATCATGATCATCTCCACCTACAAAGACGAGTGCCCCTTCTACGCTCCAACCCGGTGGTCGCGTGAGGTGTCTGGTACGCCTGAGTTCATTCACACCATCCGCGAGGCTATGGAAGAAAACGCCGATTATGTCGGTGTCTTTGACGATGCCGGTGTTTGTAAAGGCATTTGGTGTCGTGAAGCTGAAGCTGAGTACGGCGAAGGCGAGTGCTACGACGTGATGTATGTCGTCAATCAGTGTTACGTCCTAGAACGACCCAATAGCAGCTGGAGCTTTGACTATGTCGTCAAACGACTTACCGACAAGTGATCTAGTCAACTCACCGGCTCACTACACAAAGGGCCGGTTTGAGGCGATTGATGTTATCGAAGATGTCATTCGCCACGCACCAGACCCGGTTAGTGGTATGTTGCTTGGGAACACGTTGAAGTATCTGCTTCGCGTGTGGTTTAAAGCTTGTCCGCACCAGGACGCCTCAAAAGCTCGTTGGTATCTCGACCGCCTGATCCAGCATTTGGAATCAGAGCAAGCGGCTGAGCTGTACAAGCGCCTCGAAGACAACCCTCCTGCCTTTGATGATCCGCTCCAGTGACTACACCCGTTTTTGACAACTCGTTTGAAGATCTCTCAACTGAGAAAAAGATCTTCTTTGCACGCACCAACGCCGACTGGTATCTCGATGACTCCGGCTGGTACGCACCAGATGGGACTCATGAGTCTGACTGG